GCCACAACCGGAAGCGCACGGTCGACGAAAATTTAACGACAGGCTATCTATGAACCAGCTACCTCGCCGTGCGCTTTCGCGTTATGGTCTGACTTTTCAGGGAAATATCCTTTCAGTAAACTGTCAGTGCCGGATGCTCACCCGTGTCCGGCGCACGCACTCCACCTCACCCGTGGAGAACTCCTTAATTACCAACCTTAGCTTCGTTGGTTAGCTATTAACGCGGGTATGTAATCATTCTGGCAATGCTTAATGCCGCTGCTTTTTCCAGATTGGTGATATCCTGCTCCAGAGCGGACAGATTTTCAGCCTGCTTAGCCCTGGCTTCATTAGCCCATTTCAGATCCTGCGCTGCATTAATTTTCTGGCGCATCCACTCATAAAGTTCATCATCGGTATAGTCTGGCGAGATGATGACGGGTTCTCGTTTCTGCATACTGATTCCTCGCGGTGCTGCTTCGCTTATCAGCCGTTAGATTTTGCCGAGCTGGAAAGCGCCTGTTTAAACTCACTGAAGCTGAGAGCTTCTTCGCCTTCGGCAAGGCCTTCGAAGTATTCTTCGTAAGCCTTTTCCATGATTGTGTCGAAATCCATATCACTCACCTGAGTTTCTTTCCAGCCAGCGACGGGCACCATTTTCGGTTTTAAACGTTTTGCTTTTGGTATACGTCATCGCGGTGAATGTGCCGTCCTGGTTGGGAAACACGCCGTACACCAGAGATTCATTGTTGCCAAGATCGATAGTATCCATGCTGACCTCATTTCCCCTTAACGCCGGGGTAGCGGAACTAAAAAACTGCTGCGCTGTTATATAAAGTGTTCCCGCCGTCATGTTCATACGCCTCGGGCTGGCTACTTAACCCCTGACCACTGCCGGGTAACTCGAAGTATTGCCTGGCGTTCTGTGGGGCGGGGTGGGTTGATGAATGAACAATACCACTACTATTTAATTATGTAAATAGCAGTGCTATTATCGTGGCAAGAAAAAAACCACCCGAAGGTGGTTGTTGACAGGAAGGATTAACAGGTTTTGTTTGGATACTGTCTTCGTGAGTGAACTACATTTACGATCTCGATGTTAGATGCTGTTACTCGGTAAAGTATTATGTAGTTAGGATGAGTCACTATCTCACGAAGACTTGGAACTCTTTCGCTCGGTGGGTACAGATAAGGGTGTTCAGTAAGTGACAAAACTGATGTTTCAATGCGTATTTTTAGTCTACGTGCAGCGGGAGGGTTTTCCTTAGCAATATAGGCTACGATCTGACGTAAATCATCACGTGCAGAAGGTAGCCATAAAATGGGCAGCATTACTCACTCCTGTTCGTTGCAGCTAATTGAGCAATAAGGTTTTCCATTTCAGCCATTACTTCGTCATGTGGAATTGCAGGACGGGGATCTGAGAGGCTTGCTGCCACTTTGGTTCGCAACCATTCGTTATAGCTGTTTTCTTGTTCGACTGTTTCAAATTCAGAAATTATCGGGGAAAGGGCTGTACTCATGTTTTTACCTCCTCAGATTAGGCGCGACGACCCTTTTGCGCAGCTAGCCATCGCGCAACGATTTCTTCAATTGATTCTTTTTTCTCCTTCATTTCCTTAAGCATTTTCTCTTTATCTTCTTTGGGGAAAGCCCTGAACGTCTGGAGCAAATCCCGCTCCATGGGGTCTATATTAAACGGAAGTTCGTTTTCCGATTGTTCCATATCTGCAGATATAGTGACAACATTGTCCTCCCCAGATTCTTGGGGATACATCCTTACAATTTGTAACAACTCGGCCATATCTGGTCTGATTGACTCGGGAGGAACTTGCAGCAACCCTGCGAACTTGATAACAGCCTCAAGATTTAAAGGTGTCTGACCATTTAGATAATGGCTTACAGCTCCCTGTGTCGAAAATCCCAGAATTTCTGCCGCACGCTCTTGGGTTAACCCTAGTTGATTTTTTTTCGCCGTCCAGATTTCTTTCAGTCTCTGGGCGGCTTGCAGGTCGATCTCTGACAGGGATTTTCTTTTCATACCTTCAATTCTAATAAGATTATTAATCTCTTTGAAATAGTGATGCTATTTACTTTTAAAAATAACAATGCTATTAATGATCGTAATGACATCACATGAGGTGAACAATGAATCTTGGAGAATATTTGCATCATTCCGGTATAACTCAGAAGCATTTTGCTGAAATTGTTGGGGTAACCCAAGGGATGGTAAGCCATGTCATTACCGGACGGGCGAAACTTACGGGGAAAAAAATTTTACGCTGGTGCGAAGCAACAGGCTGGATAGTAACTCCGCACGAGATTGATGGCAGTACTTATCCCAACCCAACCGACGGCTTACCTGTCGAGTATCAGGCTAACACACAACCAGAGGCGGGGGTGATTCATGAAAATCAAGCATGAACACATCCGCATGGCAATGAATGCCTGGGCGTATCCAGACGGTGAGAAAGTTCCAGCAGCTGAAATAGCCCGGACTTATTTCGAACTGGGGATGACGTTCCCGGAACTGTACGACGACAGCCATCCGGAAGCCCTGGCCCGTAATACCCAGAAAATTTTCCGCTGGGTAGAGAAAGACACCCCTGATGCAGTTGAAAAAATTCAGGCGTTGTTACCAGCGATCGAAAAGGCAATGCCACCTTTGCTGGTGGCCAGAATGCGCAGCCACAGTTCAGCTTATTTTCGGGAGCTGGTGGAGACGCGGGAGCGACTGGTGAGAGACGCTGATGATTTTGTCGCAGTGGCAATCGCCGGTTTCAATCAGATGAACCGTGGTGGCCCGGCAGGAAATGCTGTGGCAGTTCATTGACTGACAATCGCCATATCGAATCGCTTCCGGCAACTCGTGAGTAAAAAGATTCGGTATCAGAAGAGGTGAGTATGGCTAACGCCTGGCTCAGATTATGGCATGACATGCCAAATGACCCTAAGTGGCGAACAATTGCCAGGGTGTCAGGGCAGCCAATTGCAACAGTGATGGCAGTGTATATCCACCTCCTGGTGAGCGCGTCACGAAATGTCACGCGAGGTCACATTGATGTCACGACAGAAGATTTGGCAAGTGCGCTCGACGTGACAGAAGAGGTAATTGATTCAATTTTGCAGACGATGCAGGGGCGGGTACTTGATGGTGATTTAATCACTGGATGGGAAAAACGCCAGGTGCTTAAAGAGGACAACGGCAATATTTCGCAAACCGCAAAATCTCCGGCAGAGCGCAAGAGGGCGCAGCGTGAGAGGGAAAGAAAGCGGGAACAAAATGGCGATTGTCACGGCGCGTCACGAAATGTCACGCACATGTCACGACAAGTCACGACAGATAAAGATACAGATACAGAATTAAACCCCACACATAACGCGCGCATGCGCGAGAGTGCTCCAACCGGTGAGTCGCATGGTGCGCCGTTGCAGACAGCCGAACCTGAATACCTGGACGGCCTGAGCGAACCGATCGGGAAATTTTCGATGACTACTGTCTGGCAGCCGTCGTCGGATTTTCGACAACGGGCAGCAGTGTGGGGTATGGCTCTGCCTGAGCCGGAATTTACACCTGCAGAGCTTGCCGCATTCCGGGATTACTGGATGGCGGAGGGGAAGGTTTTCACGCAGGTTCAGTGGGAGCAGAAATTTGCCCGCCACGTGCAGCACGTCAGGGCACAGGTAAAACCAGTCAGCAAGGGGGTAAGCCATGCAGCATCAGGTGGCACGGCATCACGGGCAGTTCAGGAAATCCGGGCAGCACGCGAACAGTGGGAACGTGACAACGGATTTATCAGCAACGGAAACGGCCTGGAAGCTGTGGGAGCTTATGGGGGAGGTGTATTCGAACCGCTGGACACAGAAGAACGGGGCCGCACCTTCGAAGCTCTGGATTGCCCAGATTGGCGCGATGACTGAACAGCAAATCCGGCTGGTCTGCCGTCAGTGCATGGACCGCTGCCGGGCGGGTGAAACGTGGCCCCCGGACCTGGCTGAGTTTGTTGCACTGATTTCGGAGAGTGGGGCAAATCCATTTGGTCTTACGGTGGATGCAGTGATGGAAGAGTACCGGCGCTGGCGCAATGAATCCTGGCGATACGACGGGAGTGATAAATACCCGTGGCCACAGCCTGTGCTGTACCACATCTGCCTCGAAATGCGTACCAGAGGGATTGAGCGCCAGATGACGCAGGGTGAGTTAAAACGACTTGCGGAACGGCAACTGACGAAATGGGCAAAGCATGTTGGTAACGGGATGAGTGTTCCGCCAGTGCGACGACAACTGGAAGGGGCGAAACACCCGCAAGGGCCAACGCCAATTGAACGGCTGAAACAGGAATACGAACGCCGGAAGGCAGCTGGTTTTATTTGAATCTGAGAAACGATTTTGTCGGAGGAAATATTAATGGAAACCGTATTTGACGCACTGAAAGCACTGAAAAGAGCCTCTTCACAGGTAGTGGCGGCCAGCCTTGGAATCAGTCGTGAAGAGGCTGTCAACGAGCTGTGGGAACTCAAAAGAAATGGCGTCGTTGATAAAACTGGTCACACCTGGTTTCTGGCTGGCGAAGGTGAATCCCGGGTAACCGAAGAGCGGCCAGTAAAATCTGAAGCACAGGATATGCTGACCGGGGAGGTCGAACAAAAAGTTACCGCAGACATGATGATTGAGTTTATCGGTCAGGATGGGGCTAAAACGTGTGAGGAACTGGCGGGTAAGTTCGGTGTCAGTACTCGCAAGGTTGCTTCCACGCTGGCGGTGGTAACCGCAACGGGGCGGCTGGCACGCGTTAATCAGAACGGTAAATTTCGTTACTGCATGCCGGGCGATAATTTACCAGCAGAGCCGAAAGCCGCGCTGGTAACGGAAAGTGATGGTAAGGCCTTTCCTCAGCCAGCAGGTGCTGCGTTACCAGTCCGGGAAGCCGCAACACAGGAAGAAATTAAAACAGAAACTGTGGCGGACATTGTGCAGCCGTTGCCATCGTTTACCGAAACGCAAGCAGATGAGCTGATTTTTCCGTCCCTTCGCAGGGCAAACCTGGCGCTGCGCAGGGCGAAAAGTGATGTTCAGAAGTGGGAGCGAGTCTGCGCCGCGCTGCGGGAGCTGAACAAGCACCGGGATATTGTTCGACAGATTACTGATTCTTCCCGCCGTGTTGTATCGGAAAAGTGATTGCCGGAGGCGCTTATGGCAAAAGTATTTACACAAGAAGAGCGGGAAAAAATTAAAGGGCAGGTTGTTGAACTAGTACGCCGGAGTGGGCGCGAGACGTTACGGCAACTGGAAGCCAAGACAGGTGCGACAAGATATCTGATGAGCGTTCTCGCCAGAGAGCTGGTTGCCAGTGGCGATGTATACAACTCTGGTTACGGGTTATTCCCGTCTGAACAGGCTCGTAAGGACTGGCAAAATGCCCGCAAAAAACTATCTAGGGCAAAGGTGAAGAAACCATCTGTGGTTGATCCGGATCTTATCTGGTCATTACCAGACGGAGAAATACGCCGCTACGACAGGCGTCTGAACATAATCTGTAGCGAGTGCCGGAAGAGCGAAGCTATGCAGCGTGTACTGGCTTTCTATCAGGGTAATTTTCAGAAGGTGCTGTTGTGAGCCAAATTAACAATCGGAACTTCGTGAAGAGAAAGCATAATCCAAATCTGAATAATTAAGTTCAGCACTGTAAATAAAATTTAATCCTTAACTGGAGGTATATTTATGTTAAATACACAGAAAGCCATTAATGCGGAAAAATATAACGAGTGGGCAAGAAAATTCTCTGAGCAGATTTTTAAAATTACTGGCGATGAGAATGTGGCAAAAAATGAATTAGAACCGTGGACACCTGAAGGAAACGCACCAAATTATTGCTGGTGGGAGGTTGATCCGGTTGATGCTGCAAATGAAGCCATGAGTTACCACAACGATTAATGTCGGGAGGCCGCCCGAAAGGGCGGTAAGAAATGACTACCTTATTCAGAAAAGAATATCCGCAAAAAAGTAGGGCGACAGAATTTTTGTTTCTCATTCTGTTTATCGTATTGATGATACCGATATCCCCTCTAATTTTTGTCTGGGCAATCGGGAAAATAATTGAGCCAGTTACTGAATTGTATACCGACGTTGTATGGGCGTCGTTCAACACACTGCACAATAAAATTAATCCGTATAAGGAAAACTGATATGGCAACTTTGACAAAAAAAGAACGGGCATGGTTAAACGAATTACAGGAAGTTCTTGATCGCTGTCCATCACCGAAAAAAATTGGCTTTTACACCATTGGCGATAAAAGCATTTACCTGTATGACCTACGCCGCATGGATGAAATCATGGAGGCTCTTGATAATCGTTCGTCGATGGATTGGTGTGTTGCTGTTCATGATATGAATGCAGGGTTTGATGAAAAGATTTTGTTCCCCTCATCAGTTGAAAGCACTGCGGGTTAAGGAGTAACACATGACCACTATTACCAAAGAACGTATTGAATTGTTCATTAAAAATCCGGTTGAAAACGGGCTTACCCGTGGTGAACAAATGGAACTGGCACGGATTGCGCTGGCATCGCTGGAAGCAGAGCCGGTGGCAAAGATTATAGCTCATTACCCATTAGGGGTTGACGTAGGCAAACAAAAATTCGTACAGGCCATTAGAGAGCTTCCTGACTTTGGCGGATATCTATTTGCCGCCCCTCCAGCGCCGATAGTGACGGAAGAAATGTATTGGCAGGATGCGCCAGTTGAAGGCAGCAGCAAAGCGGCTGCATACGCTACAGGCTGGAACGATTGCCGCGAAGCCATGCTTCAGTCCGGAAACTTTCGGGAAAATAAAGATTCGTCAACCAATAATTTTCGGAAAATCCCGGAAGCGTCAACCAGCTCTCCGGTAACTCCGGCTCTTCTGCCTGGTGGTTTCACCATTGAGGAGGCGAAGGAATTACATGAAGACCTGGTACGCAGCCACATAAGCAAGGCCTTAAGTGGCGAAAAGATGAAAAAGAAAGATCGCGATGCTGATTTGCGCTGGATTCATGGCGTTATAGTTCAGGCAGCGTGGTTTGTAAAAGCATCACTGGAGCAGAATGCACTATCGGGCAACTATCCGGTAACTCCGGATAGTTGGATAAGCTGTAGTGAGCGAATGCCGGATACCAAAACAGCCGTTCTTGTTGCCGTGGAGTTTGACAGGAAAGGTGACTGGCGAATGAAATGGGCGACTTACATCCCGGGTCATCCTGACGCTAATGATGGGTGGATAATTCCTGGTGCGTCGTGGAAACCGTCACACTGGATGCCGCTACCAGAACCGCCGCAGGAGGTGCGCCAATGAACTGGCCTGAAGCATTTGCAATTACAGGCGTTGCTATGGCTATCGCTTTTTTAGTATATGTTATTTGTCGGTGGGGGTAAAAACGTTCGCCGGGATTAACACCAAAGGAGGGAATATGTCGGATGATATATCACTGGCAATGGAAGGTGCGCTGGCTGTTGTTGCTGTTGTGGGCGTTTACTGCCTGGTTGTGTTTTTGATGGATCGACTAGGGAACTGAATTCATTACGATATGGGAATTCCCATATCGGGTAAAAACGGTTTGCGGGAAAAGGAGAGTTAAGTAGAATTGCTGCGGGTGCTTGAGGCTATCTGTCTCAGGCATGAACACCAAAAGGCAGATAGAGAAAAGCCCCAGTTAACATTACGCGTCCTGCAAGACGCTTAACATTAATCTGAGGCCCAATCTATGTCTCACAAATGTAGGTTAGCCTCTTACGTGCCGAAAGGCAAGGAGAAGCAGGAGAAGCAGGCTATGAAGCAGCAAAAGGCGATGTTAATCGCCCTGATCGTCATCTGTTTAACCGTCATAGTGACGGCACTGGTAACGAGGAAAGACCTCTGCGAGGTACGAATCCGAACCGGCCAGACGGAGGTCGCTGTCTTCACAGCTTACGAACCTGAGGAGTAAGAGACCCGGCGGGGGAGAAATCCCTCGCCACCGCTGATGTGTCAGGCATCCTCAACGCACCCGCACTTAACCCGCTTCGGCGGGTTTTGTTTTTTCTGGTCGTTCTGGTTTACAATCCATCCGTCAGCCTGAACAACTGGCACCTGCTGCGCCAGCAGAGAAAACAGATGGCGCACGATACCAAATTTTACAATTCGGATAACTCTGCCGCCCCTGCCAGCAGGCACGGGCGGCGTTCCCGCACTTTCAAATCTGACTGGTTCCAGCATCCCCCATGCACTGAAGAACAGGCCGAGTGGCTAATTCAGTGCTACCGCAGACACGGATACGAGATTAAGAAAGCCCTCAGCCTCGATTATCGTCACTGGATAATCTCCGTCAGGCTTCCTTACTCCGAACGACCACCGCGTCCGTCCCGCACATTCCAGCAACGCATCTGGAGGTAACGTGCGGGTATTACTTCGACCTGTTCTGGTACCGGAACTCGGGCTGGTGATCGTTAAGCCGGGCCGTGAATCCATGCCGGTATTCCACAATACCCGGGTACTGGTGGAGCCGGAACCGAAAAGCATGCGTAATCTGCCGTCCGGGGTCGTTCCTGCCGTTCGCCAGCCGCTGGCGGAGGATAAATCATTACTGCCATTTTTCAGCGACGAACGAGTGATTCGTGCTGCTGGTGGCGCTGGCGCATTGTCTGACTGGTTACTGCGCCATGTTAAATCCTGCCAGTGGCCACACGGTGATTATCACCACAGTGAAACCGTCATTCACCGTTATGGTACCGGCGCAATGGTGTTGTGCTGGCACTGCGACAACCAGCTGCGCGACCAGACCTCCGAATCACTCGGGCAACTTGCTCACCAAAACCTGTCTGCATGGATGATTGACGTCATACGCCATGCAATGAATGGCTCGCAGGAACGGGAATTATCGCTGGCTGAATTATCCTGGTGGGCGGTCCGCAATCAGGTGGCGGACGCGCTACCGGAAGCGGTATTACGTCGTTCGCTGGGGTTGCGTGCGGAAAAAATCCGCTCAATGTACCGTGAAAGCGACATCGTACCGGGAGAGCAGACCGCCACCAGCATACTGAAGCAGCGCACAAAAAATCTTGCGCCGCTGCCTCACGCCCACCAGCAAAACCCGCCACAGGAAAAGACGGTGGTCAGCATTGCCGTTGATCCCGAGTCACCGGCTCAGTATCTCCAGCGCCAGAAATCACAACGGGAAGAGATGCCTGTATACACGCGCTGGGTAAAAACGCAGAAATGCATGACGTGTGGCAATCAGGCAGATGATCCGCATCACATCATTGGTCATGGACTGGGAGGGATGGGAACAAAGGCTGATGATTTGTTTGTTATTCCGCTGTGCCGTAAATGCCATAGCGAACTACACGCCGGGGTAAAAGATTTTGAAGAAAAACACGGCAGCCAGCTGTTGTTGCTGATTCGTTTTTTAATGCACGCGAGAAATTCGGGTGTTCTGAAGTGGAAAGCATAAATGACTGAACGCATAGAATTTGTTTTGCCTTACCCGCCAACGGTGAACACTTACTGGCGTCGTCGTGGCAGCACATATTTTGTATCAAAAGCCGGGGAGCGTTATCGCCGGGCAGTGGCGCTTATTGTTCGCCAGCAGCGGCTGAAATTAAGCCTGTCCGGAAGGTTGGCAATAAAAATTATTGCAGAACCACCGGATAAGCGCCGCCGTGACCTGGACAATATCCTGAAAGCACCACTGGATGCGTTGACGCATGCCGGACTTCTCATAGACGACGAGCAGTTTGATGAAATCAATATTGTGCGCGGTCAGCTCGTTCCTGGTGGGCGGCTGGGCGTGAAGATTTACAAAATTGAGAGTGAGTGATCGTAAATATGATATACCCGGAAATTACAGGCAAAAGCGGCGAGCATTTACGTCTAAAAACGCTGGAAGCCGTCTGGAACCAGGGGAAATTACGGATGTGGGGGCGTTGGTCGTATATAGGTGGTAGCAAAACAGGAAATATGTTCAATCAGTTGCTGGCATCCAAAAAACTGACAAAAACCGCAATCAATGAAGCCCTGCGTAGAATCAGGGAGTCAGGGATTGATAAACCAGAGCTGGAAGCATTCTTGCGAGAGATGATCGCTGGCAGACAGAAGAGCTGGTTGTCTCACTGTACTGATGCAGAGGCGTTACGCATTGATGGGGTGATAAGTAAAGCGCTTGCACGTTATCCTGGATTGATTGATATCCTGCGGCAAAGATACGAAGGGCGGGGGATGAGTAAACGCAAAATGGCTGAATTGTTGAATGAGGTTCACCCTGAGTGGTGCTATGCAACATGCCGCAATCGTATAGATATGTGGCTGAGAATAGCTGAGTTTATTCTGTATCCACTGATGCGAGATGCATTTTCTTTTACTGACGCTTAGAATCTGGAGGGCGTTTGTTGTTGCACGAAGAGGATTTTTGGCTGGTAGTAAGGTTTGTGCAGTTTTAGAAAAAAAGCTTGTATTTTTAGCCATAAACTGTTTCAATCCAGCTACGCTTCGCAAAGCTGTACCGCGAGGCGAATAGCAGACATGGACACCTGAAAGAACCCGCTTTATGCGGGTTTTTTTATGCCTGAAAAACGGCACAGAACATTAAACGCGCTGGTAGTTGTGAATACTGGTCTTTCAGCTTGCTGGCTTTTTCGACAAGAGGTATTGGTATGTCACGTTAACCAGAAAAGGGAAAAAGGCATGCTAAAACAGCAGGATATGACCGAAACCGCCAGAGTGGTGTTTAATGAATTAAGCGTCACCGAACCGGCGACCGTCGGGGAAATTGCGCAGAATACTTACCTTTCACGCGAACGCTGCCAGTTAATACTGACTCAGCTTGTTATGGCGGGTCTGGCAGATTATCAGTTCGGTTGTTACAGACGCCTTCCGCAGTGAAGGCTTTTTAATTTGTGGTAATGGGCGGCTGGTGGGTGTTAGCGGCACCTGCCAGCCATCTGCTCATGCGTTGGGGTCACAAGCAAACCTCAGGCCCATCTGCTTTGCGCAAAAGCGGCATGAGCCTATCAGAGAAGTGCTTATTGATCTATGATTAATACTGTAAAAATATCCAGTTGTGAGTTAATCAACGCTGATTGCCTGGAATTTATCCAGACCTTACCGGAAAACTCTGTCGATCTGATAGTCACAGACCCGCCATACTTTAAAGTGAAGCCCGAGGGCTGGGATAACCAGTGGGAGGGCGACGATGATTACCTGAAATGGCTGGACCAGTGTCTGGCGCAGTTCTGGCGGGTACTGAAGCCTGCCGGAAGTCTTTACCTGTTCTGTGGTCATCGCCTGGCATCTGACACCGAAATCATGATGCGTGAGCGCTTTAATGTGCTGAACCACATTATCTGGGCGAAGCCGTCCGGACGCTGGAACGGGTGCAATAAGGAAAGTCTGTGGGCGTATTTTCCGGCAACAGAGCGCATTCTGTTTGCAGAACATTATCAGGGACCGTATCGCCCGAAAGATGATGGCTATGTGGAGCAGGGGCGCGAGCTAAAACAGCACGTCATGGCCCCGCTGATTTCTTACTTTCGTGATGCGCGTAAATCACTGGGAATAACGTCAAAACAGATAGCGGAAGCCACCGGAAAGAAAAACATGGCTTCGCACTGGTTTGGTATCAGTCAGTGGCAGTTACCGAACGAGGGTGATTACAACAAATTGCAGGCGTTGTTTGCGCGTGTTGCGGCAGAAAAACATCAGCGCGGGGAACTGGAAAAGCCACACCACCAGCTGGTCAGCACATACAGTGAGCTGAACCGGCAGTATACGGAACTGCTGAGTGAATATAAAAATTTGCGGCGGTATTTCGGTGTGACGGCGCAGGTTCCGTACACCGATGTCTGGACGCATAAACCGGTGCAGTACTATCCAGGGAAACATCCGTGCGAAAAACCGGCAGAAATGCTGCAGCAGATAATCAACGCGAGCAGTCGTCCGGGAGACCTGGTTGCAGATTTTTTTATGGGTTCAGGTTCAACGGTAAAAGCGGCGATGGCACTGGGGCGTTGTGCGATTGGTGTTGAGCTGGAGACCGGACGCTTTGAACAGACAGTCAGGGAAGTTCAGGATTTAATCGTTTGAAACGGATGAGATTGCAGAATTAATTACGCACCATTATTATTCTGCTCCCGGCCCTTTAGCTCAGTGGTGAGAGCGAGCGACTCATAATCGCCAGGTCGCTGGTTCAAATCCAGCAAGGGCCACCATCACAAACCGCCATTAGCTTATCAGGAAGAGCAGACGACACCATAACAGGGTTGTTGGTGCGGGGGCGGGTCCCCGATGGCGGTCCATTATCGGTATTCTGCGTTGTTAGCTCAGCCGGACAGAGCAATTGCCTTCTAAGCAATCGGTCAGTGGTTCGACTCCACTACAACGCGCCACACTTATTTTCCAGGCTCGCTTCGGCGGGCCTTTTTTGTATCTGCGCCACGCCCGGCGCATATCAACCACAGAGCCTTTCGGGGGTGAGCTTACGGAGTGGTCAGTGTGACTTTCTCTGTGGGCAGATCGCTCCCGGGCGTTGGCTCACCCACCCAAAGGAACGTCACGATGTTTGGAATCTTCAAAAAGAAAACCCGCAGAGCGGCAGCGGAAATTAAAAAGTTTGAGAAACGCGATCTGGCACAGGCGGTGATTAACGCTGCATACCTGGTGGCCTATGCAGATGGTGAATGCGAGGCATCCGAGAAAGCGAAGATCGAACAGGTCTTACGTAATCAGCCTGCGTTGTCTGCGTTTACCTCGGAAATTAATGCGATTAGCGCAACTATTATCGGTCAGCTGGATACCAATTTTAAAATTGGTCGTCGTGCCGCGTTACGCGAGATTGAGGATGTGAAACACGATACGCGTGAAGCGGAAGATGTGCTGGATGTGGCGGTGGCCATTGCGGAGGCAGACGGCGAAATTGAGCCGGAAGAGCGCAAGGTGCTGGAAGAGATTGCCGGTGTTCTGGGTCTTCGTCTGGAGAATCACCTGTGACGGTAAAACTGCGCCTGGCTGTGGCTGCACTCCTGCTGTTTCTGGTGGTGATGGTGGATTTCACCAGCAGAATCATGTCGGTGCTGGCGGATGGGGTGCTGGTCTGCGGCATTGTGGTATTGCTGTGGCCGGTGATAAAAAGAAACAGCCTGCATAATGCTTGATTTTTTTGTTTGCTGTTTATTAAAAACACTTCTGCATGGTGAATCCCCCTGTGCGGAGGGGCGATCAGCAACCAGGTATATGGGATAATCGCGGATTCAGGTGCTGATACTGAATTCACCGGGAGGCACCCGGCACCATGCAAGAAAAAGAATGTGCATGCAAACATGCCCCTCTCCGGAGGGGCTTTTTTATGGGTAAAAAATGCCCGAATGGGTTCGGGCAATAGCATGAGATACTGATATTGTTGTGTTGTTATCGTGTGGATTTTAACCAGGGTTTATCAGGCTGCGCAACTGCGTGGCCTTTTTTCATTTCTTGGGCTGTAGTCCCCGTGTGTCATTCAGGCTTCCGGACTACAGCCCACTCCATATCTGATTTAATACACTATCCCGGCCGGGAGGAATAATGACATTTAAACATTATGATGTTGTCAGGGCGGCGTCGCCGTCAGACCTTGCGGAAAAGCTGACACACAAACTGAAAGAGGGCTGGCAGCCGTTTGGTAGTCCGGTGGCCATAACCCCTTATACCCTGATGCAGGCGATTACAGCAGAAGGTGATGTGGTGGTCAGTGGTGCAACTGAGCCGGATTGGTACTACGTCATCGTACTGGCCGGGCAGTCCAATGCCATGGCTTACGGTGAAGGGCTTCCGCTGCCGGATTCATACGATGCTC